TAAGAAGCCGCAAACGTGCCCTTGCTTCAGCAGTTAACTGTTTATTTAAACGTAGCTCTTTCTCGTTAAGAGTATTGCTTCGGGTTAAAGAACGAAGTCTTCTTTCGGAAAACTTGTCTTGAATACTTTGAATAGCTTTTGTTTTAGCGTTTAATTGAACAAGTCCTCTTTCGGTGGCTTTTAAATCTGCCGAGCTAGGCAACAGCCCCGCAATCCCAGGTTTTCTTCTAGCGCCACCACCTTTTGGTTTTCCAATGTTAGAGACAATTTTGTCTATATTTTTTAGCTCGCGCTCAATCTGCCTACTATTAATCTTGATATTTACTTCGTACTCAGCAGCCACGACTAACCCGAGAACATTGCTCTCAGGTTAGCGCACCCTGCGATATTGAGCTTCCTGACGGCTGCGTTCAATCTCCTTCTGCTCTCGGTCTGACTTGACGGAACAGTATGCGCTCCAAGCCTGCAGCTCTTCTAGTGACATGCTGGCTCGAAGCTGAGCCAATGTCATGCCTAGCTTTTCCGCAATGAAAAACTGCAGAAACAGGTAGTTGTCCCCCTCAATCCTCGCTTTTAATGGCGTCAGGATCTTCCACCTCATCCATGCTCTGCATCTTGGACATGATGTCTAAAACAATGCTCAACGGCAGTCGGTTGCAGATCTTGGCGCGATCACCGTCCGAAAAGACCCGATTTCCTGCTTCGTCTTCTGCTTTGCGAATGACCATTTGGATCGCAAAATCCAAATTATCCTCAGAAGCGTTGACGTTTAATGCTTTTAAAGAGTTGTTGATGGAGTCACGATCAGCAATCGTCAAAGGCTTCCAATAAAGCTTTAAAACGACTTCTTCACCGCTTTTGATCGTGTAACTACTACGTTGTTCAACACTAAACGCTTTGCACAGTTTGTCGATTGCGCGTGTTTCAGCCATAAAACTCAGTCAACTAGCACAATATAGCTTATCCCAAGCGAGTTGCTTTAAAAGCTCTGTCTAAATCTCCAAGCAATCCACCCGACTCTGTATATACCTTGTACCAATCAGGATTTTTGTTCTTAGCGGTCAAGTTGAAACCATCTCTATTTTTATGCTGCTCATAAGTTGCTGTTCCGCCACCACGACGAGGAACAGTAGCATTTGGGTTGTTAACAGCAAATCCTGCATACGAAGTCGAGTTTCCAATATACATCGGACGATTAATTGGAAAACGCAGCGAAGACACTGTGACTGGATCACTTTTGCTTGGCTTTGAAACCGTTGTTTTTGCAGGGATACCACCCTCAATGTCCCTATCAAATCCCGACTGATCGTCGGTTGGTTTAACTGCAACCTGGCTTAGTTGCCATTTACGCCCAAAGCTAGAAGTCCACCATGGGCCTTCGTTTTGCAATGACCTGATCACAACTGGCCCGGCTGTTTCGCGACCTGTTTCAATCAGCTCACGGATGTCTTTAGTAAGTTCCGTAATTGGCTTGGCCATTAAATTGCGGTAAACGCGCAGCGCACCACACTGACAAAATGGCTGCTGTTTTCTTCGGTTACAGCAGTAGGACCACTGATTTGCCCCACACGCGGAACAACTGAAAAACTATCCGTATAACCAGAAGCGTTTACAGAAGTCAAACCATCAATAACTGACTCAGCTATCGCAGCCGCTGCAGCACTTCCCTTGTCTTTTGGCGTAAAAATGCCACATTGCACCGTTCCAGCGTATTGATCAACCGCAGCGCCATGTGGCTGGATTGTCGCTTGACTAAAGTTGATCGTTACCAATACATACTTCTTTGTTTTACCCGGCGTCGTAAACGGCATGTTGTCAAAAACAACGTCAACCGTTGCGTCCGCTGCGGCAACAGCAGTATTAATGGCAGTCTCAAATGCAGCTCTAGCGTTGACAAGCGTCATTAGAACACCACCCGCAAGATAAACAAATACTCTTGATCTCCACGATACGTTTGAATATCTTGGATCTTGCTCACACGCGCAGAGCCTGCAAACTGCAAACTGACCTCATCTTGCAACGTTGGTTGGTTGTCCCCAATCTGGTCTGGAGTGATATACAACTTTGCTACGTTTTCTTGGTAGCCCGCTTCTTCGTCAGAACGAATAAATTCAATTGGAGCGTCAAATGAATAGCTTGTGTCGGTTGTTGTTACCGCACCAGTGGCAAGGTTGTACGCTTCATTTGCCTTGCGTGTGTAAGTGATTGTCGTGTCAAGGGATTTGCCCAGATCAGCGACAACTGATTTGGCAACGTTTTTGAATAAACTGTCTAGTGCTCCTGGCATCTCAACCCCTCACAGTACGAACTTGATAAGAGCCAGAACCTCCAAGGCAATAAGCACCAAGATAAGACTGCAGCCAAGGGTAAACGTCGAATACGTTATTGACAGTTC